CATAGGCAACATGCGTATAACGACTTACCGGGCCTTGCTGTTCCGTGTCATAAGATACAGGAGCGCCCTGCGTCTTGACTGGAGCCAGACCAAAACCGGTAAGCTGCACGTCTTCCTCGTAGTTCTTCTTGGAAGTATCCTGATCGAACAGATCGGGATATTCCTCTTTGTGCTCATTGTACATGCGTCCCCACCATGCAGCCACTCCGGGCCACAAGGCTTTAGGATGAGCACCTGTTGTAATAATAGCCATGATTTACTCCTTATACACCTGAGGTGGTCTTGTATGCATGCTCGTTAATGAGCACTTCCCATCGCGCATTGGCTCCAACTGCATTGTCTTCTTGATTCATAAGACGCAGAATTCGCAGATTTGCGGTTCCGGTTGTAACAGTGCTTGAATCCAGCTCATGCGCTGACTGTCCGGTCGTTGTTGACCCGGTTCCAGCAGTAAAGTCTGCATTCGCACCAATATCAGTAGCAGCAAGATTGCTGCCTACTGAATCTTCCTGAATCTCGAAAATCAGGTCGGGAGCATCTGCTACATACACAGTACCAGCGGTACTTGCAGGCAGATAACGCCTTTCCAGATTCGTCGGATCAGGAGCCACACCGACACAAACGCCGATGATTTGAGTGCTACCAGCGGTAGCGGGGGCAACATTGCCGTCAGCTTGACGCATGATGAAATCACCAACAAAGACAGCAGTCGAATTTGAAGAATCCACAGGATACTCTCGGTACTGTCCATTGTAAGGTGAACCATCAAGGTTTCTGATTGGCATTGCCCCATTGGGACGATCTACGTTAGCCATTTTAGGCCTCCTTGATTAGTTTTAACGGTGAAGAAAACTCACCTTGTACCTACTTTTATACCTTCTCTCGGAACGTACCGGCCATCTTCGCCTACTGTGCCGTTTACATTGCCAGTCTTTATCGCCATATCTACCTTATCCACTTCCGCTTGTTTCGCACGCTGATCTTCGTCATACCACTCTTTCTTGATTTCCATCAAAAAAGCATACAATGGCTGACCATTTTCCTGCGTACCAACAATCTGTGAAATCTTGGTGCCTTGACCCTTTTGCGCTTCGGAAGAAACGACAGCCTTGGTAACAAACTCATATCCGGCTTCCTCAGCCTGCTGAATCCTGCCACCATCATCGTTAATCCAACGGCGTACATATCCATCACGTTCCTGGACTGCAAGTTTTGAAACAGGAACACCTAATGGTTTCCTCTTCCGTCTCGTCTCTCTCTTTGCCGCTCTTGCTTTGGCAAGTCTTTCACCTGCCGCTTTCTTCTGTTCCGGTGTCATATTCTACTCCCACTCGTAATTTTTTAGATATTCTTTCTGCGTCATTAAACCCGCCTTCACAAAATCATTACATGCCTGCTGAGCATCTTTCGGAAGGTCTGCAAAAGTACGGCCTCCTGATTTTGGTGCCGGACCTCCAGCTTCAACCGAAGGCGAACCGCTCTTCTTTCCGAATTTCTCGGGAGCACGTTTCATAACCTGTTTCTTGACTTCCTCGAATAACGCTTTACCAGAATAACCTTGCTCGGAGAAAAGCTGCCCATATCCATCAGCCATGACATGAAGTTCCTTGTCATCAAGATACCATTTGTTTTCGGATACCCATTCATCAAAGACAGGATTTGCGTCCGGGGCTTGAGTTTCAATTACAGGCTCTTCAAGTTCTTCCTGCTGTTTCTTTATCTCGGAATAAGCCTCGACATCACCTTCTTCAACAGCTTCAAGAGCTTTCTTTTCAAGGTCGGCCTTGGCCTTCTCATACGCTCTCTTCTCAATATTTGCGTAATAATCTTTGAACTTTTCAACAGTGGTGGACATCTTCTCAAGTTTTTCTTCAAGCCGAGCATTGTTTTTACGAAGAATCGAATTGATTTCTTTCCCACGCTCAACAAACGTATCGGCATCAACCCATTTCTCAGGGTCTCCCTTGAATTCTTCCTTGGGTGTCCAGCCTTGTTTTCTGGCGGATACTTCCGCTTCGCTCGGTCCTTCTTGTTCTACTTCTTTAACTTCCATTGTCTTCTCCTATAATCGCTACTACGTCTTCATCATTGACTACCCGGAATTTCACGTCGTCTTTCGTATGAAGATAACCCGCATACTTGGCGAACAGTACTTTCGATCCAAGTTCAGGGCCTTCTCCATCCCATGCTTCAGGGCCTTTGGCGACAAGGACGCCTTCCATCTGTGCCATTTCTTCACGTTCCGAAACTGTCGGAGGTAAATAAATTCCGCCTTCGGTAGTCTGTTTATGTTCCTTCGTTTCGATAATTACCCTGTAACCAAGTGGCTTTAAACCTGATTTATTCATCATAATCAGCCTCCAGTGAAAGAATCTCCTGAATTATCGCAGCTTTTGCCAATGCTTCAGCATTCAACTGCAATGTTCCGGATGAATCTTCTCTGGTGAAATGCCCACTTACCCAAAGGGTTTTTATCTCATCAAGTTTATTCTCAAGGTACTTGAAAAACCTCTTCGTTTCAGGATTGTGTTTCCACTCTCCGAACTCCTGTTCCTTCATTTAGTTTCTCCGTTTCTACTACCGTTTTCACTGCTTCGACTTTCGTTAAATCAGTCTTGGCAATGTCCAGTTCAGATGAAGTTTGTTGCTTCTGATGTGAAATCATGGCTTGCATTTCACTTATTTTTAGCTTCATCTGGTTAAATTGATTGTCCATATCTGCTTTTTGCTTTTGCAATTCCAGTTTGGCCTTGTCCAGCTCGATCTTTGGATCGGAGGGTGGTGGAATTGCCTTATCGCCTTCAGGGTCAGGCAAAACTTGTTCAATACCCTCAACTTCAAGGGCTTGTAAATATCTCTTTTCAATCTCATATCGGTCATAGCCGTAATATCCGGCTGCCGCGTTCCTCAAGGCCTCTGCTTTCGCAAGCCTTTGCGCCTCAGATACAATGTTCGGGTCACTTGCCGGTGTAATATCATTGACAGGACCATGATAATCTGTTAAATAAACCGGATTTTTCTCGTCAAGATATTCAAAATAGTCATATGGATTCAGGTTTTCCCTGTTAAGAAGATATAATTTCCTGAACTCCATGCCCATAGACCGGTAAATTCTCTTGAATATACCGTTAAAGACTTTCATTCCCTGTTCTACAACCGCCATTGTCGTAGAAGCAGCCTGATTCTGACCGGGGTTTACCCCAACCATCATGTCAGTCGAAGATGAAAGTCTCTCTCCATATTGGACAAGCATTCCCAAAAGGGAAAACAGAACATTGGAAGGCTCTCTTACGGGCATCGGGAAGACGCCTTTCCTTAAATCATCCCCATAATTGTCCACATTCTTCCATTCACCCGGTCGAAAACGGTTCTTTCCGCCTTTGATGCGAATTCCCCGACCCAAAAAGCCACCTTGAAGATTCGACATCGTGCCGGCATCAACCAACTGATTAATTACAGAATTGACCGATTCGTTAAGCGGCCCTAATAAATTTCCAAATCCCAAATCATAAAATCCACCATCGGGACTTGGAATAAATCCGTACTTGGTAAAGTACTGTCTCGGTTCGATACAAATAATCTTGTCACCGTCTTTCTCAATATTGCCAAACCTGTTAACAATACGAACAACCTTTTGAGTGTCTTTATGAACGGTAATAATATAAGGTTCCTTGTAACCGTCTCCGTCAAGGTCTAAATAACCATGTTGCTCAAGGAAAATATGAGGCGGGTCGGAATCATTATCATAAAGCCCGTGGACTTCATTCTGGGCATCCTGAGAAATAGTCGTTTCCTTTGAGGGCTCACCAAGATCAATCTTGTTGAATAAGCCCTTGTTTACCCTTTCAATGTATTCGTTCTCATACAAAGGAATAACATGGGTGATTCTTCTGGCACTCTCTAAACTCTTGGTAAAATAACCAACTACCAGATCGACAGGAGATACCAGAATAGATTCATTATGCTTCTCAAGAGGGTCGTAATACGATTTCTTGAACATCGTACCCACAATGGGAAGCGCCATGAGAAGTTTGTCATGTTCTTCTTCCCAATCCTCATCCTCCTCCAAAATCTGATACGTCATGTGTCTTGAAACACGTTTTGCCCGTTCAGTCTTTGCACCTTCGGGGTCAGGCCCGTTCACACGGCATTTAACGACTTCGGTTGGAGATACCAAAGCGGGATATGCCCTTGCAGAGAACTGAATCGAAGCAATCGTCAAAAGAGGAAACTTGATATTCGACGCATTCTCCCATGGGTATGTCTTCTTCTCCATGACCTGAAGAGCAAGTTTCATCGCGCATGTATTCTGCTCTTCCCACTGGATACGGCTATGCTTGTCCCTCTTAAAATCTTCACAGACCTGTAAACCGATCTTGTCCAGCTTCTCTTGAGGAAGTTTTATGTTTTTGGAAAAATCAAGCATCAGTAACCACAGACCCGGTTTCTTCCGGTAAAGTCTTCTTCTTCATATTCATCATCCTCTATATCAAGTCTCATTACCGGCATTGCAAAACTCTGAGCCAGTGCATCAGCTTCATCAGGGCTTTCTACGCCTCTACGAAGCATGTCTTTCTTGCTTTCGATAAATAGCTGGTTCTTCGGGTTAAAGTCGTACTCAGGGGCACACAGGCCCTCTACAAGCCCCTTGTCGTCAGGTATCGAGCCGTCATTGAGCCACTTCTTCATCGAATCCCAACACTCAGCCCTCAAATTCAGGTATTTCCTTTGATCCATCGGTTTCGACCCGGCATTCACCCCAATAACATTGAAGTTCAACTGCTTTAACCGGTCAGTAACACCACCACCAACTCCGGCATCATCAATAAACACCGCGTCAGGATTTAATATGTTGATTTCCCTCGCAACACGATCAGCGACCTGCATCGTATCCAGACCCTGAAACTTACCCACAACAGAAGCATTCAATCCTTTTCTTTTGAGAAGAACAGTCTTGTTGGAACCGAATCTTGCAACGTCAACACTCAAAATTAACGGCGAACCACTATCCTCCTGAACTTCCCTTCTGGAAGACTGCTCAACTATCCCCCGATCAATAAACTGCCTGTCAGCCTTCCTTGGGGGCAACCCTCTTGCCCTTACCCTGAAAAAATCTGAATCTTCTCCGTAATCCTCTTCCCATTCTTTCAAAAGACGTTTATTGGCTATTTTTGTATCACGTGAATCTATACACTCAATGTCATAACGATGCTTCGCATTGCCAAAAGCCCCTTCATAAAACCAACCGGCATTCTTCGTCATGTTACCAAATGAAAATAACATCGGTTCGCCATCAGCTAAACCACCTTCCGCAACCTCCCTGATAGCGTCAGGAACACCGGAACTCTCATCAAAAATATAAAAACTCGTGGAACTCGCAGCATGCTGCCCATGAAAACTGTCAGCATTCTCTTCGCGGGAACTTTGACCAAAACAATTCCATACATCCGGGTACTTCTTGTGAACAAACTTCAAATTGTTCCGCGAACCCGTCCAGTCAAACCAGTGTCGATTGATACTCAGTCTCCACCACTTCGCTAATTCCGGCCATGTCTTTGACTCCAACTGAGGTAAACTGGAAGCCGTCACCGTCCCACGACAATACGGTCTTGTACTCATTATGAAAAGTATAATCCATGCAACTAAAGCCGACTTGCCAATATCATGACCTGATGACCTGAGCATCTTTATCGGATCAACAGAATCCCTCCCATTAAACCGCCTCTTCCTAATCTCATCTCCCCACTTCTTCAAAAACCTTACTTGCCATTCGTCAGGGCCATCAAATCCCTCTAATTCACCACGACCCCAATCAAATGCAATCTGAACAAACCTTAACGGGGCAGCATAACATTCACTTATCGCTTCCTGTAATTGACTCTCTGCGTCCACTAAATCTTCTCTACTAATACCTTTGGCTCAAACTCAATCGCAACATGATATGAATTGTTACCTATGTGGATAACCTCAGTTACATCATCATTGTCTAACCCGCAATCTCTCATCCACTGGAAAATTATCAGCTTCGCAGCACTAACTTCATTCTCCGCTTCAACATCATACCTGTAATCTTCATCAATCTCATTTACATATCCTGTGTATTTCATCGCTTTACCTTTTTCTACTTGTAAAAAATTTTCGGAGTGGGGTATATATATACACGCTCACTCTCCAGTTTGCCCCCACCCCTTCCACATTTTTCCCATTGCTAGGCCTTCCTCACTTCATCGAGCGGCTTGACCAGCACCTTACATGTCCACAATTCCATGCCTGCATACATTTCCATGCGCTTACTCATACGTGTAGCGAGTGAACCATTGATGAAATAAAACTTGCCATGTCCTGTCCGCCTGCATTGTATGAACTTCAGTTCCTCTAGCCTCTTTACTGCCTTTTTGATAGTAGTCACACCACAATCACAACCCTTTGCTAATTCATCATGCTGCGCTAGTAATCCGTTCGTCTTATCCATGATGCGCAACATCTGAGCGAACAGAACACCAACAGACGGGGCCTCATGCTTGGCTAGGTACTGAATAGCCTTTACCCCTTCCGGGTCCTTCAGCTTAATAAATGCACTTCCGTCCATGCTTTCTCCATGTCAAAAAAGGGGGTCTGATAGACACCCCAGAGGTGACTATCTGATAGACACCCCAGAGGTGTCTATCGCAAATACCGTAATCGTTGCAATTTCAACGTTTTTGCCGTTTTTAGTGCTTAAGGGTAAATCTGCTGACTCTGCCACTTAACTTTTTCACTCCACTTTCAACCCCACAGAATGCCCCAGGATCGACTTTTGACACCTTCCGAATACCCTAGCATCCCTCGCGTGCGCGTTATTCTAGTGGCTCTATCGTATCCTCAGCCAGGCGCTTGCGTGCAGCTTGTAATCGGCCAACAATATCAATACTACCATTGACTTCTACCTTGTCTGTGCGCCCATATTGCTTAGGAAAGCGGCGCTCTAGTATGAATTGCCGTACATTAGTCTGAACTCTAGCGCGCGCGGGACTTTCCGCTGTGTCTGCTATGTCT